TCGGCGGTACTGGTGGTGGTGGGTCAACTGGTGCAAACGGCGGCGCTGGTGGTTCTGCTGGTGGCTACGGATCAGGTGGCGGTGGTGGCGGGAATGGCCCAACAACATCCGGCAACGGCGGTAACGGCGCTCCCGGTCTCCTAATCATGCGGTGGTGGTAAATGCTAGGCTTTGACGCAATCGCATCATTACCGCTATCGAGCATTCCGGCTCAGGGCGGGAACGTCACTGTTGACGGCGATGCGGCGTCCCTTGTCTTTACAGGGCAGAGCGGGACTGTTTCGCTGTCCGTATCTGGTGACGCTGCATCGCTGGTGTTTACGGGGCAGGATGGGACTGTAACGGTAAGTGGTGGGACGCAGCCAAGCGGCGGATATCGCTGGCACGGGCACGAGACGTTTGAAGAATGGCAACGCCGCATCAGGAAAGTGGACGACGCGGCGCGAGAAGCAGAAGCGCAGGCAGAGGCAGAGCTAGACAAGTTACAGGTGCAGCGTGCCGACATGCTGCAAGCGCGTGCGGACCGTGTTGGGAAACTTACAGCAGCGCAGCAAAAACGGGCGGCATGGCTGGATATGCAAATCAGCCTTGCCATTGCAAAGATCAACGCAGCCAAACAAGCGCAGGCCGATGCGGCCCATGCTTTTGACATGGCTGTGCAACAGGACTACCAACGAAAGCGCCGTAACGCAAATGCAATCCGTGCGTTTTTGATGATGGTTTAGGCCCATACCGGGTCAAAACTCCACTTGCCGGGAGTAGTCGGCATGTAGTTTTGGAACTATGCAAAACACTGAAGCAACGGTGCCTGTAACCGAGGAACTTGTTCCTGAAGCAGAGCAGCAAGCCGAACCCGTAGCCGAAAAGGCAGCGGAAAGCCAGGAACCGGCCCCTGAGCAAAGCACTGAAGACAAGACCATCTCAAAGATGGAGCGCCGCATTTCCAAGCGGACAGCGGACTATCACCGAGAGAGGGCTAGAGCGGAGTTATTGGAACGCCAGCTAGCCGAGCTTAAAAGTGGTGGTGACTCGCAGCAGCTAGACCCGGAAAAGATCGACAGACTGATCGATGAACGGGCCAATCAGCGCGTGCGGGCTACGCTTGTGGCGGAAAAGGCGACCACGATTGAGAAAGAGCTACGCAAGAGCCTCGGGGCCGAATACGACGACTTCTATACGGATTTGTCGTCCAGCGGACCGGCAGCGCGTGAGTTGGTTGAATCAGTGCTAGACCTTGATGACGGCGCGAAGGTAATGACGCATCTGGCGTCTAACCGGGATGAGCTGTACGAGGTTCTGGAAATGTCGCCGCGTAAACAAGCAATGCACCTTGCAAGGCTTTCTGCGCGGCTGGAGTCTGAGACCAAAACTAGCAAGGTCTCAAACGCACCCAAACCCTTGTCGCCAATCGGCGCACGCACAAGCCCTGAGGGCCTTTCGGATGATCTTGACATCAACGAATGGATGCGCCGACGAAACGCCAAGGAAAAACGCCAATAACACCTTGAAAGGGTACAAAAATGGCTAATACGATCCTTACCCCGCAAATGATCACGCGGGAATCCCTGCGCGTGCTGCACCAGAAGATCAATCTGGTGGGCAACATGAACCGACAGTACGACTCTCGCTTCGGCCAGTCCGGCGCGAAAATCGGCACCTCGCTTGATGTGCGCCTCCCGGCCAAGTTCACCACCCGTACCGGGTCCACGTTCACCTCGCAAAACGTGGTTGAACGCAAGGTGAATCTGCCGGTTTCCACCATCCACGGTATCGACACCACGATTACTGATCTCGAAATGGCGCTGAGCCTGGACGATTTCCGCAATCGGATCATCGACCCTGCGATGGCCCAACTGGCTTCGCAAATCGAGTACTACACGCTGAACAACGTGTACAAATCGGTCGCGCAGTACGTGGGCACTGTGTCAAGCCAGATTGACTACAAGAAGTTCCAGCAAGCGGGTCAGGTGCTGACGCAGCAACTCGCCCCGATGGACAACAACCGCACGTTCGGGCTTAACCCGTACTCGCGTGTTGAGTTCTCGGACGCTGTGAAGGGCTTGTTCCAATCGAGCGACAACATTGAGCAGCAGTATCGCGAGGGCAAAGTGGGCCGTACCGGCGGGTTTAACGTGTTTGAAAACACGCTGATTCCGACGCACACCCCAGGCGCTCACGGCGGCACCCCGCTGTCCAACGGTGCGACCCAAGGTAACGCCGGTACTGGCAACGCATGGGTATCGACCAGTGACATCATCACCGATGGCTGGACGAACTCCACGCTGGTGTTGAATCCGGGCGACATCATCACGTTCGCTGGTGTGTACGACGTTCACCCTGAAACCAAGGTGAGCTATGGCACGCTGAAGCGTTTCGTTGTGCAGTCTGCGGTTACGTCCAGCGGCGGCGGTGCGGCGACCATCACGGTCTCCCCCGGCGTTATTGCTGGCGGCGCTTACCAGAACTGCTCCAACCTGATCGCGGACAATTCCGCTATCGTGACGCTGGGCACTGCCTCGACGGCTTACGGGCAAAACCTCGCGTTCCATCGCGATGCGTTTGCTTTTGTGACCGCCGATCTGGAAGTGCCGCGTGGTGTGGACATGGCTGCGCGTGAGGTGTACGAGGGCATTTCGATGCGCTTCGTGCGCTGGTTCGATGGCGATACGGGTGAATTCAAATCCCGCTTCGACATCCTGCACGGCTCCGTTGCGACTTACCCGGAGCTTGCTTGCCGGGTGGTCCACCAGTTGGCCTAAGCTGACAGGGGGCGGGGAAACTCGCCCCCTTTTTCACATGACACACAACTTCCCTAAATACCTGTACAGCGCCGATTCTGTTGTACTGGTCAAGAATGAACAGCAGTTCCAAGAGCTTAAGGGCGATTGGTACGAATCCCCGGCTGATGTGGGCAAGGTTCCACCGTCAAAGACCGATGAAGTGAAACGCGGGCCAGGTCGCCCGAAAAAGGCTGAATAATGGCAACCGCGCTGGACATCATCAAACGCGCCATGAGGCTGATAGGTGCGTACCAGATTGGCGAAACGCCTAGCGCAGACGAAGCGCAGGACGGCTTGACCGCGCTAAACGCCATGCTGTCCGGCTTTGCCAATGAGCGCATGATGTTGTACGCGGTGACCCAAGAGGACATTCCTCTGGTGGCCGGGCAAAGTGAATACACCATTGGCCCGACTGGCGACGTTGTAACGGTGCGCCCTGTGTCGATTGATGTAGGCACATACCTACAGCTAGGCGATATCAGCTATCCAGTGACTGTCTCCAATCTCCAGCAGTATGCATCTGTCCCGCAAAAGGGCATGACGGACCCGACACCTTGGCTGGTGTGGTATCGGCCTGATTACCCGGATGGGACGCTGTTTATCTACCCTGAAGCGTCGGATTCTTCCGCTGTGCTTAAGCTGGCGTCTTGGAAGCCTTTGACGGCGTTTTCTACGCTGACCAGCACGGTAAACCTTCCTCCGGGCTATGAGGACATGCTGGTTTACAACTTGGCTATCCGGCTGGCACCTGAGTACCAAATGCCGATTCCTGATGCTGTGGCGTCTGTTGCCAGAAGCACGAAAAAGCAACTAAAGAACACAAACACGGTTGTGCCTGTATTGGGTATGCCTGTTGATCTTCTCCCCTACCCCAACCGGACAAGTTACAACTACCTATGAAGCCCGTCCCGCTTTTTGGTCTTGGTGTGTCCGGCAAGTCTGTAAACGTGTCGGCGCAGCGTCGTCTAAATCTGTACTGCCAGATTGAGAAGGACCCGGAGAAAAACGTAGTGACCATGTACCCCACGCCGGGGCTTGTGTCATCTACGAACTTTGGGTCATCGCCCGTCCGTGGCATGTGGACAAAGGGCGATTACATCTATGCTGTCCACGGCGACAAACTCTATAGCGTTGACAACGCTGGGGCTTACGTACACCTTGGCACGCTGAATTCAAACAGTGGCCGGGTGGATATGTGCGACAACGGCACACAGATCATCATGGTTGATGGTGCTGATGGGTATATCTGGGACACCAGTTCTGACACGTTCGACCAGATCGTAGATGCAGACTGGCCCGGCGCCGATACTGTGACGTTCATCAACGGGTATTTTGTTGTTTCCCAGCCGGATACGGCCAAGTTTTACATATCCGCGCTGTACGATGGGCTTTCATGGGATGCCTTGGAATTTGCCTCTGCGGAATCTGACCCTGACAACTTGGTCCGGGTGTTTTCTGACAACGGGCAATTGATCTTGTTTGGCAGCAAAACAACGGAATTCTGGGGCGACTCCAGCGCGGTAGATTTCCCGTTTACCCGTGTCGGGTCATCCGCTATCGAATGGGGTATAGCTGCTAGGTGGTCGCTGACCAAGTTCGACAATTCGCTGATGTTCCTGCGTAAGAACCGGCTAGGGCAAACACAGGTTTGCAAGATGCAGGGCTATACGGCTGTTCCTGTGTCTGACGTGGAACTTGACTATGAAATCAGCCAATATGGTCAAGTTGGCAACGCTACCGCCTTCAGCTATATGAACAGCGGGCACCCGTTCTATCAAATCACGTTCCCGTCAGTCGGTAAAACGTGGCTGTACGATGGGCAAAGCGATTCGTGGTCTGAACTGCAAAGCAGCGACGGCAGACACAGGGCCGAGCTACAGACTCAGTACTTGGATCAATCGTATGTCAGCGACTACGAAAACGGGAAAATATACACCTTTGACCAGAACGCCTACACAGACGATGGAGCGCCGATTGTGCGGGAGTTCATCTCAAGGCACCAGAACCCCGGCGTGTTGATGCGTGTTGGGCAAATCTGGCTTGAGATGGAGGGCGGAGTAGGTCTGGTATCTGGACAGGGCGATGACCCCATGGTGATGATGCAAATCAGCCGCGATGGTGGGCACACTTGGGGCGCTGAGGTGTGGCGCTCGATAGGCGCTATTGGCAACTACGGGACAAGGGCTGTTTTTAACCGCGTTGGGCTGGCTAGGGACTGGTTATACAAGTTCCGCGTTTCAGACCCCGTAAAGACCGTTTTCGTCGGCGCATGGGGGCGATATGGCGCTTGATCTACCAGATAACTCTGACGTTATCCAAGATTCGATCTTCTCCCGTTCGTGGTACGCATGGATTGCCCGCGTTCACGTTGTCATCTCCAGTGCCCAAGCATCCGGGGTGACGGCCAATCGCCCAACCAGCGTTTTGTGGATTGGTAGGCGTTTTTACGACACCACCCTGAACAAGCCAGTATTTGTATCGGCTGTAAAACCTACGGTGTGGAGAGATGCGGCAGGAACTATTGTCTGAAGCCTTAAAAGAGGCTTACAGGTCTATACCAGAATGGTACGGGGTTGATTTTGAGACGTTCAAATCAACCGCCAAAGATTGGGAATGCTTCCCGATTGTGTACCTTGGGAAACCAATAGGGGCTGTTTTCAGGCGGGATACGGAGCTTCACGTTTCCATCCCAAAAGGACATAATTCAATGATGAGCAGAGAGCCTTTGCGGATCATTAACGATACACTAGAGCGATATGGGAAAGTCACCACCGTAACGCACAAAAATGACTTTGAGGCCATCGCCATGATTGAGCGAAAAGGGTTTATCCTTACTGGGTCTCGCGGTGACTTCCTGAACTATACAAAGGAGTAAATCATGCCGATGGGTGCAGCAATTGCCGGTAGTGCTGTTTTAGGGGCTATGTCGTCTGCCAACGCAGCCGATGCCCAATCTGAATCAGCCGCAATGTCCACGGCGGAACAACGCCGCCAATACGACCTGACGCGACAAGACCAAGCCCCGTGGCGAGAGGCCGGGCTAGGTGGCTTAAACAAGATGGAGTATCTGCTTGGCACCGGCGAAACAGACCTGACACGCGATCAGGTGCGACAGAATCTGTTGAGCCAATTCACAAAAACAGAAAATGCCGGAATGCCGGCAATCTGGAATGGAGTTGGTGACGATAATTTGGATTTGGCCATGGCATCGTTATCTGGGCCAAAAACGTCTGTTGATGAGGCTGGATTAAACGCCGCTATTGATGCGGAAATGGCCCGCATGGCTGAGATGAAGGCGGACCCTGATTACGGGTCGCTGCTGCGCGATTTTGGGCTGGAAGATTTCACCAAAGACCCCGGATACGATTTCCGGCTATCCGAGGGTGAGAAGGGCATCAATCGCAGCCTGGCCGCACGAGGTGGGCTGTTCTCTGGTGCCGCTGGTAAAGCACTGTCCCGGTACAACCAGGATTTCGCGTCCAATGAGTACGGGAACGCTTACAACCGCTACAACACCAATCAAGGCAACAAGATCAACCGTCTAGCCTCATTAGCTGGAATCGGTCAATCTGCCACGAATCAGGTACAACAAGCTGGGCAGAACGCAGCCAACAACATCAGCAGCAACATGATCGGTTCTGGTAACGCGCAGGCGTCCGGAATCATGGGCATTGGCAACGCTATCAGCGGTGGGTTAAACAACTACATGCAATACAACATGATGAACAAAATGCTTGGGAACTAAGGGGACGCTATGCCTATTGATCCGTCTATCGCGCTGTCTTTCAAGCAAGGCCCCGGCCCGCTTGAAATGATGGGTAACGCGCAATCGCTTGCAAACCTTGTTGCACAGGGCGAGCAAAACAAACTGAAGGTGCAGGAGTATCAGGAAGGCCGCGCCCGTGAACGCTCACTGCGTGACCTGCTGGCCGGTGGCGCTGATGAGGAAAAGCTGATGCGCGGCGGCTTCATCAAGGAAAGCATGGATTTGGGTAAATCGCGCCGCGAGGGCGAGAAAACGCAAGCCGACATTGCCAAGGCAAAATCTGAGACGATGAAAAACGAGATTGCCGCAGCCAAGGACAGGATCAACTTTTCCGGGCAGGCTTTTGGCTACGTCAGGCAAAACCCGACGCTGCAAAACGCGCTTGGCGTCATCCAGTCTTTGGCATCAAAGCAGATGATTAGCCCAGAGGAAGCGCAGCAATACACGCAGATGGTTCAATCCAACCCAACGCCTGAAAACATCAAGGCGCTTGCGGATCAGGCTTTCCAATCCACATTAGAGACAAAGAATCAGCTTGAAAAGTTTGAAACGCGGAACCTCGGGGCTACTACTGAGACCATTGCGACCAACCCGGTTACGGGACAGACCCGCGTGGTGAGCGCTGTAAAGAACACGCAAAGCCCGGACAGTGTTGCAAGCCAGCAAACCGCCATGCGCGGGCAAAACATGGTTGACCAGCGTGCGCAGCAGCAGTTGCAAGCGGGGCAGACCGTGTATGACACTGAGCGTGGCGTGTTGGTCAACAAGGCCACGGGCGCTACGACGCCAGCCATGGCAGGCGGTAAGCCGCTTGGCGCAAAAGAAAAGCCAATGACTGACGCACAGGCCAAGGCAAATCTGTTCGGCACGCGGATGAAGGAATCACACCGTATCTTGAGCGACATGGAAGGGCTGTATTCCCCTGCCGCCGTCAACGCCAAGATGTCCGCAGCCGAAATGCCAGTTGTTGGCGGCCTGGCCGGTATGGCAGGTAATGCAATGCTGTCTGAGTACGGGCAACAAGCCGAACAGGCGCAGCGAGACTTTATCAATGCCGTGCTGCGGCGTGAATCCGGCGCGGTTATCTCGCAGCCTGAATTCTCCAATGCGCAAAAGCAGTATTTCCCGCAACCAGGGGATACCAAGGAAGTGCTGAACCAAAAGCGGCGTAACCGTGAACTGGCTATTAGCGGGCTAGAGGTTGAGGTGCCCGGTGGATTCAAGCAATCCCCGACGCTGACCAATCCGAAAGCCGGGAAGACCGGATGGAGTGTTGTCAAATGAAATACAAAGTTCAGGGGCCGGACGGCAAAACGTACACCATTGAAGGCCCGGAAGGCGCGTCTGACGAGGAAGTCATAGCACAGGCGCAAAAGCTGCTTGCACCGCAAAAGCCGGATGAGTTTGCCTTTGATCCAAGGCGTGACCTGACTGGGCTTGAGAGGTCGCTGGCCGGGATTGGCAAGGCGGGCACTAATCTGGCAATGGGTATTGGTCAATCACTAGGTATGACAGACCGTGCAGACGTTGCAGAAATGCAGAAACGTGACGCGCCGCTAATGAATACCAGTGAAGGGTTTTGGGGGAATGCGGCTGGCAATGCCGCAGCCCTTCTGCCTACCGCCTTTATCCCCGGAGCAAACACCATGGCTGGCGCCGCCACTATCGGTGGGGTAACCGGGTTTCTTGCGCCATCATCCAGCACATCACAAACACTGAAAAACATGGGGTTTGGCGCTGCCGCCGGTCCTGCTGGGCTTGCTCTTGGTCGTCTCGGAGGCGCTCTGTGGCAAGGTGGTAAGGCTCTTTTGCAGCCAATGACGCAATCTGGACAAAACAAGATTGCCGCTGATCTGCTGAACGCCTCCGCAACGTCCCCGGCTGATGCGATAAAGCAAATGTCAGGGGCTACGGCTTTGGTTCCTGGTAGTCAACCTACAGTGGCCCAAGTAGCCAAAGACCCAGGACTAGCGCAGCTTGAAAGAACACTTGCAGCAAATCCAGAAATGGCCGCTGCTTTGCAGGCCAGATACGCAGCACAACGCGCAGCGCGTGGTGGCTCACTGCAAAGTCTTGCCGGTACTGATGCTTACTATCAAGGCATCAAGGAGGGTAGAAAAATCTTTGGGAATGAGGATTACGCCAAAGCCATTGCTCAGGGCGTGGACGCAAAAATGGCTCAGGCCTTAGGGCCGCAGATTGAAAACCTGATGGCTAGGCCGTCCATCAAACAAGCGCAATCAGTTGCAAGGCGTTTAGCCGCCGAGGAAGGAATAGAGCTTACTGAATTCGGATCAGTTCAGGGCATGGACTGGCTTAAAAAGGCGCTTGATAACCAAATCAGCAAAGCTGCGCAACCTGGCTCTGGGATTGGAAAGGCGGATTTGCGTGCGCTGATGCAGACCAAAGACGATCTAATGAAAACGCTGGAGCAAATCGCTCCCGCATATAAGGTTGCAAACGACAACTATGCAAAGGCATCAAAACAAGTTGCCGGCATGGATGTTGCCCGCTCCCTGCTTGATAAATACACCGCTCCGTCTGCCACCTACGGAAACACCGCAAGGGAGCAAGGTGCGCAGTTTCAGCGGGCTTTGTCTAACGCTACAGATTCAGTTAAAGGCGTGACCAAAATCGATCAGCCAATCTCTGCTGTATTGCCGACAAGCGATATAGCTGCATTGGAGGCTGTGGCTAGAGATATTGCTCGTAAGCAATTTGCGGAGGAAGCTGGCCGCGCTGTTGGCTCTCCTACCGCTCAGAATCTGATTAGCCAAAATGTGTTGCGCAGAACGCTTGGGCCCGCTGGATTGCCTCAGTCTTGGGCAGAATCCACAATGCTTAACACTTTGTTGCGTCCTGTCGAGTTCGCAGGGAAGTTGGCCACTCCGCGCATTCAAAACAGACTTGCTGAGTTGCTGCTGGACCCGAATCAAGCCGCTGCTGTTATGCGGATGCAGCAGTCTTTGCCAATCACTTCAAGACTAGCTGCCGAGAGTCAACGTTATTTACCCGGCTTTGGGTCGTCTTTTGCGATTCAAGGGGATTAGAAGTATGCGCTTGACTATTCCATTGGGGAATAGCTTTGTGAATGCCAATCTGCATAGCCACAAAAACCCAATGAATGCCATTGCCAAAAACGGCTTTAACAGAATGGCGATAAGTAGCGCGTCTTGTTCCATGCGCGAATTCTAACCACGGATACACAAAATGTCATTCCACCTAAGCCCAATCGGTAACGATCAGCAATTCGACGCCAATGGCGACCCGCTGAACGGCGGCAAGATTTACACCTACCTTGCAGGCACTACCACGCCTGTAGCGACCTACACGGACGACACAGGGGTAACGCCGCAAGCGAATCCGATCATCCTGAACTCGCTAGGTGCGCCCGCCTCTCCAATCTGGCTAACTGGTGGGGTTACGTATAAGTTCGTCATTAAGGACGCAAATGACGTTACTTTGCGCACTATTGATGACATTTCAGGCATCAATGACTTCACTTCAAACGCTGCGGATGAATGGACGCTGTACGGATCGGCCCCCACCTACACCAGTGCAACATCATTCACATTGGTGGGTGACCAGACGCTGATTTTCCAGGTTGGGCGCAGGCTGAAAAGCGCCAACACTGGCGGCACGATCTACAGTTCAATCCTGACATCGGTCTACAGCGCACCTAATACGACCGTTACCGTTGTCAACGATTCCGGCTCACTTGATGCTGGGATGTCCGCTGTTAGCTATGCGCTGCTGAACGCTACAAATCCGTCTGTGCCGTATCAGTACGCCAAAAAGGCTGAGATACAAGCCCAAACTTACACCGCGTTTACCACTGGTGGAACGTCGTCTGCATTCACGCTGACGCCTGCACCTGCAATCACGGCCTATGCGGAGAACCAGACGTTTGACGTTGAATTTAACGCCGCTAGCACCGGAA